TCGTCAGTAGATTTGTATAGTGGTTATACAGGAGCAACATACGATTTTCTAAAGGATAATTCAAACTTTACAGAAGCAATTGTTGGTGACGGTATATTGACCACGGTTCATTTTACACCAATTGTAACTTTAATGTTTAGACGAATGAGCGTATCATTGAGAAACGAAATTATGGAAATGTCTAAAGGTCTTGTTGTAATCTTTTTAGAAGATTATAATGGTTTGACTTGGGTGATAGGAACTGATAGAGGACTTCAATTAGGCGCATCAGCAGGTGCTCAAACTGGTAATAAATTAGAAGAACTCAACGGTGAGACTTTAGTTTATACAGGAGCAGAAACATATAAAGCGTATAATATAGACATAACCGCACAATCGTGGTATGTCGCAGGTTCCCAACCAATAGGTTTATGGACCTAAACTTCTTATAAATTGATAAAAAGGGAATATCATATTGATGTTCCCTTTTTTTATGTTTAAAAATCGATGAAAACTTAAGATTTTTATATATATAACTGAATAAAACTATATAAAAAGTAATAAAAACCTTATGTCTTTAAGATTACCATATAATAATTCAGGAGCCACGATATTTAATTTAACATTAGTTGATAAATATATTGGAACAATAGCAATAGGATTGACATATTCAATTCAATTCAGTAAAAATACGAGTTCAACGGTTAGATCCGTCACGGTTATAGATGGATCATCATATCCAGATACATATAACCAATTCAGTATGACCACTATAACAGGTGGGACAGGTTCAAACGCTATAACCAACGCCAAATTAGAGCAAGGATGGTATAAATATGAAGTATATACTGATGCGGATAGTGTAACAAAGGCGAATTGCTTAGAATTAGGGCAATGTTATGTATATGATAATGATGAAGTTGCAGGAAATATACCTGATAATACAGAAACTTATGTTGAAACTAAGGACAAATATGTGTATAACAGATCATAAAAAATAAAAATATAAAAATGGAATTAAATAAAAGTGAAAAAGCAACTGAAAGATTTTTATTTTCAGCACTTTCCTATCAAGAAAACACCGTTCTACCAGAGTTTAAGGTTCAAGTTAATAGAGATTGGGTGCCGTATGGTGAAAACAATTTGTTCCCTGATGAATTAGTTAATCTTTTTAACAAATCAGGTATTCACAATGCCATTATAGAGAGTAAAACAAGGATGATGTGTGGTGATGGCATAGTTCAAGATGCACCAGAAGAAGAGTGGAGTGATAAAACACAAATGTTTATTGATATGTGTAACCCTTATGATAGTATGACTGAGGTTTATAAGAAGTGTGCTATGGATTATGAATTGTATGGTTTAGCATATATTGAAGTTATATGGGGGAAAGGTAGGAAAAATATAGCCGAAATTTACCACTTAGACGCATCAAAAGTTAGATGGGGAAAAAGGGACAAGGGTAGAATTAAAACATATTATTATAGTGAAGATTGGAATAGTTATAGAAAGGAAAATTATAAACCAATTGAGATTCCTATATTTGATCAGAAGGCGACTTCGGCAAGACAAATTGTTCCAATTGTTAGATATACTCCAGCATTAAATTATTATTCATTTCCAGATTATATTGCTGGGGCTAAGTGGATAGAAATAGATACAGAGATTGCTAACTTCCATTTTAATAATTTAAAAAACGGCATGGCACCTTCAGTATTTTTTGGGTTCCCTGTTGGTGAAACTACAAATGAAGAAAGGGAAACAATAGAAAGAAAAATTAAAGAAAAATATACTGGAACTAATCAGGCTGGTAAGTTTATTTTAGCATTTTATGATGCTGAAGGAGATAAAAAACCTGAGGTTACAATTTTAGATCAGACCAACGCAGATAAACAATATGATTTATTAAACAGAACTACTTTACAACAGATTTTAGTTGCGCATAAGGTAGTAAATGAAAATCTTGTTGGTATTTCCACGCCTGGTAAATTAGGATCATCAGAAGAAGTATTATCCAACTACGAATTATATTTTAATACGGTAGTAAAACCAGAACAGCAATCAGTTTTAGATCCTTTCAAAAAGATTATGTTAGTTAATGGTTATAATGATATAATGATTTTAGAAAACCAACCTATTAATACAGATTTCAGTGAAAATATAATGTCGCAGATTTTAACACAAGATGAAATGAGAGAGATATTAGGTTATGAACCATTAGAAAATGTGGAAAATGTTATAGATGAAAATGAAGTTGTTGAAGATGAGAGTGGAGTTACGGTTAATCAAAATAGATACACTTATGACTTTGCGGGTGTTAGAAGTATAGATGCAACTAATGCATTTAGAAATTTACCAAAAGCATTACTTGATGATAAATATGTATGGCGTTTAAGAAGTGGTGATAAAGAAGCTTGCCCTATATGTAAAAAGAATGAAGCATCAGGTTCAAGAACTTTAAGAGAGTGGTTCAATAAAGGAATTCCTGGTGTAAAATCAGGTTTGAACTTTGGTAAGGATAAAAATACAAGTTTTAATCCTGGTCCATATTCTACATATTGTGAGCAAGATTGTAGATGTAGATTAGTGAAAGTTAAATAAAAAATAAATTAATAAGATGAGCACAAGAGTATATATGTTAAGTGTAGATGACTTGAAAAGTTATTCAACCATAGATTATTCTGTTGAAGATAAATTATTGGAGAATAGTATTTATGACGCCCAAAAAATTGACCTACAAGCAATTATAGGAACAAGATTATATAAGGCATTAGAAACAAAAATTATATCAGGTAGTATATCAGGTGAAACTGCTTATAAAACTTTATTAGATGATTATATTTTTGATGTTATATTAAAAGCATCGCAATCACGAGCCCTTATGTTTATTTTTGCTAAGATTAGAAACAAGGGTGTTATGGAACAGAATAGTGATAATTCAAATCCAGTTGATATAACTATATTAAATAAGATGCGTGATGAAATACAAAATGATTTTGAGTATTTTTCAAATAAATTGAAAGATTACTTATGTGATTATGTAGATACTTACCCTGAATATAAAGATTATAATCCTGATGGTTTAAGTAGTTATGATACACCGAATAAGCAGGATAGTTATTTCACTGGTATCTATTTGGGAGACACAGAAAAAAAAGATTGGAGAAACGATGCATAGTTTATTATTTTTAATAATAGTTTATTCGGTTGCGAACATTATAGTCAATGAAAGCGTATTTAGATCACAAATTGAATGGATTAAAAAGAAAGTTCCTTTCTTGAAAAATCTATTGAGTTGCACTACCTGTTTAAGTTTTTATATTGGCGTTGTGTTGTTTTTGGTGATGCCTATTCAACTTTCAGGAGTATTCTTAGTGGATGTATTACTTGCAGGTTTATTATCGTCTGGTGCCACCAATATAATTGAGCAAATTAAAATAAAATTTATATAATGGAAAAAACATATTATCAAGTATTAAATAAAATGAGTGAGATAGCACTTGAAGGTGTAAATGAATGCTTCATTGGTGATGTATGGGAGGTTGAAGCAGTTGCACGAAAATATCCACTATTAGTTATTGATCCACATTTAAAAAATCACACATATCAAAACGGGTTATTTAAATTGAAATTAGATTTGTATATGGTTGATTTGGTTTTAGATGACGAGAGTAATGAGTTGGAGGTGTTGAGTGATATGACTGGATATATGATACAATATATAAACTATTTGAGTGCGCACCTTGAGGAGTATGGTTTTTATTTTAGGAAAGATTTAAATACTTCTATTAATTTACAGACATTCACTGAGAAGTGGGATGATAGTGTGAGTGGTGTTAAGGCAGAAATAGAAATAATGATCCCTGATGATGGTAATTTATGTAAAAGTATATGGTATTAAATTATGGCTGATTATTTAGAAATGAAACGAATAACACAAGCACTCACCAAATATGGTGATACTATAGTTGAATTAATGAAAGATTTTTTGGTTCGTAATAAGAGAGTGGCTACTGGGAAATTGGTTAATGAAATGAAAAGTTATGTTGAAGAGGAAGATGATAAAGCGTTCTTATATGTTGATGTTGCAAATTATGGGAAATATGTTGATAGTGGTAGAAAGCCAAATAGTAAATGGCCACCTGTAAAAAGCATTAGAGATTGGATAAAAGTAAAAGGAATAAAACCTAATAAACCAAAAATGACGCAGGAACAATTGGCATTTGTTATGGCGAGATCCATAGGTATTAGGGGAGTTCCAGCAGTTCCATTTTTAGATATATGGGATAATCATTATGAAGAGTTGGAAGAAATAATTGAAGATGCCGCAGCAGAAGATTTAGAAGATGCAATAAATGATTTTGTAAAAGAGTTTAATAAAAATAATTAGAGAAAATGAGTTTAGGAGTGATACAAATACCAGAAAATTTAGCACCAGTCAATAATCCTATACCAATTGTTTTTAGTTCATCCTTTTCTACTGAAGCAGGGTTTAGATATAAGGTTGTT